GTGGACGCATTACCCGCACTGCTAGAAGCAGAACTTGCAGAGCTTGCAGCCGCTGTCGCACTTGCTTGTGCATCAGTTGCTTTTGCTCCTGCCGTGCTGGCAAAAGTAGCAGCAGCCGTCGCGGATGCAGTGGCGTTGGTTGCACTGCTCGCGGCATTCGTAGCGGATGCGGCTGCAGCAGTTGCACTGGTTTGCGCATCAGTGGCTTTGGTGGAAGCTGTGGTGGCCGAGCCCGCCGCCGCACTCGCCGAACTTGCCGCCCCTGTTGCTGAGATCGATGCAGCACTGGCTTGCGTTGACGCCACCCCCGCAGAAGCTGCCGCATTAGTGGCTGATGTCGTTGCATCTGTTGCTTTCGTACCTGCTGAGGTGGCCGATGCAGCAGACGCAGTCGCACTCGTCGCTGCATCGCTTGCTTTTGTCGAAGCTGTGCTGGCAGCTCCTGATGCGGAGGTCGCAGAAGCGGCAGCACTTGTTGCGCTAGTCGCCGCGTTGGTAGCTGATGTCGCTGCCGAATTCGCACTCGTTTGCGCTTCACCTGCTTTAGTCGAAGCCGTGGTGGCCGAACTTGCTGCAGCACTCGCCGAACTGGTTGCCGACGTCGCAGAGCTCGAAGCGCCAGTAGCTTGCGTTGTTGCCACTACAGCAGATGCTGCCGCATTCGTCGCAGAGGTCGCCGCGTCCGTGGCTTTAGAACCCGCCGTGGTAGCTGAACCCGCAGCTGCCGTTGCACTGGTTGCAGCATCACTTGCTTTTTGGGTCGCAGTCGCCGCCGCCGTGCTGATTGATTGTGCGTAGTATTTGGCTGAGTAATCACTACCCGAAACAGGGGCTGTGGTTTTAGTCGCCCAATCCTGAGCCGATGTGGCACTTGAACTGGACTGACTTGCGGAGCTTGCCGCTGCAGTCGCACTCGCTGCTGAGTCAGTGGCCTTTGTACTTGCCGTAGTTGCGGAAGCCGCCGCAGCCGTTGCACTTGCAGCCGAAGCTGTTGCAGAGCTCGCCGCCTCGCTCGCTTTGGTTGAAGCAGTTGCAGCAGAGGTTGCTGAATTACTTGCAGATAGCCACATCGTTGTGAAGAATGACCGTGAACATCCGACCAGCGGCTGAGTTCTTGGCGGCTTGCCAGTTGAAGGTGGCCTGAATGCCACCAGGCCCAGAGATGGAGAGCTTGGGCTTTGGTAGATACACCTCATGCGCGATGAAGGTCAAACTCTTCGTGGCATCAATGACGTAGCTAAACGTCAGCTCCAGCGGCGCGTTGTTGGTCGCCGCATCAATGAGGTCTGTGTCGGCAAACCGAACCTCAAGGTTTCCGGTCAGACTGGCAACCGTTGGATCAGCCCCTTCGATTTTTCCGTCAGAGCGGATTGTCTCGATGCGGGCTAGGTTGTTTGAATAGGTAAGCTGCGCCGCCACCACGTTGCCAAGCGCCTGTCCGTTCTTTTTGATCGAACCTTGGAACTGGTTAAACCGGGTGATGCCCAGCGCCTGTGGTGTTGCATCCACTGACACCAGTTGCTTGACTTCCCCTTGCGCGATTAACCCCAAGGTCGCATCCGCTGCACCTGAGCGCGCGAACTTGACCTGAACGGAGTTAACCATCACGCCTGATGACTCAAAGTACGCAGGAATATCAGGCAAACCCGTCTCAAGCGCGAGGCTTGGCAAAACAGGCTGACCAGAGCCAAAGGTGTGCTGATGCTCCACATCACCTGTTGATACAGGAGCGCCCAACAATGCCTTGAGCCACAAACCGAAGTTGCGCAAGTCGATCGGGACCACCATGTCGCCCTCGACCTTGATCACATCGCGAATGGGAGCACTTGGGTCTCGCCCCAGTCCAATCAGGTCATTGGCTATGAGGCCTTGCTCAGACCCCAATGAAGTGGACACAAAGGGGAGCTTCCAGTACTCGGTCGTGCCGCTGGGGTGCGTTCCGTAGGAAGGTTCGAATGCAGCCAGCAAGCTGGCATTTGCGCCATAGGCACGGGCCATAGTTATTCTCCAGTTTCAAAAAGATTCAAGCCAGCGGATCGCTGCTTGCGTAATGCATCACCACATCCAAGGTGCAGGCCTTGATGCCCACAGCGCCATCGGGTGCGACTTCCTCAAACTTCGGGGGATGGATTTCAATGAACTCCACAACGCCACCCAAAGTCCTGTCTGCCCTGACAAGCGAAGAGAACTGCTTAAGCAACGCATCCATGCGCGCATCTCGCTCCGCGCCATCGGGGTGACTCACGTACACCTCCAAATTGGCCGAGTGCTCCCACTGATAAGTCAGCGGCGAGAGCATCACCTCAACTTCATTCATGTCGCCATCACGCAGCACCACCATGGAGTGCTCTGTCATGCGTTCGGGCAGCGCACTGTTGCGCTTAGGGGGATTGCCACCAAGGGGCAACTGCCCCAACAACTGAAACAAAGCCCCGACGGCTTCTTCACGCTTGGACATAAAAAAACAGGCCAATGGCCTGCTCCGGTAAATCAGCCCCTGCCCTCACTCATCAGGCCAGTTGGAGATGACGTTTTGTATGAGCTGGGATTCCCAGCGTTCAACGGCTGAATTGATGTCGAACTTCTTCTTGAGCTGAGCCTGCGGCACCAGCAAGAAGATCGGCACACTCACGAGCCCCTTGCCTGACTGCTGCGCTGAAGCAGATGCGGTTGTGAAACCGCCCCGCTTGCCTGCTCTTGCACGTTGGTTGTCCGCCACCAAGAGGGACGGCTTACCTGCTCGGTAGACAAATCGAAGTCTCTGGCCGCGCATGCGCTCCCAAAGCCCCGGTGTGATGCGCTTGCCGCGTGGGCCTGTTCCTGCGGCTGGCAATGGAATGGAGAGCCAAAACCCGTTCTTCGAACGAATCAGTGCGCCCTCGTCATGGGCAGCCACAACCACAGGCGCTCGGCTGTAAACCAAACCTGCAGCTCCCAAACTCTCACGCCCCTTGGGATACACCTCACCTCGCCAGGTATTTGCAAGACGCGCGCCAAGACCTGCCCCAGTGATCTGACTGCGCAGCTCACTTTTGAGGCCGTCGGTGGCATCACGCACACCTGTGGTCACCGCGTGTCTGGCAGCCTTGAGTTCAGCGGCCATGAGTTCTTGCAGATTGCCACTCAGCGCAGCAATAAGTCTTGAAGACACGCTCAATCCTCCGGCCAGATAGAAGCACTCACTGTCCAGACGAGCCGCTCACGGTCAATGAGCGGCTCCCCATGGAGGACATAACGCGTCCCACCCAACACCAATCGATCGCCATCTCTTGGCTGTTTGACCTCGGACGCCATCAACTCAAAGCGCTGGGTATCGACCACCAGATGGGTTTGACCGAAGTCTTGAACCGCATCGGGCGCTTTAGCGATCACCCGCACATCGAGGGAGACCCCCGCTTGTGTGATGTACACAGCGGGAGTCCCCAAGCGAAGAAACAACCGAGAGATGAGCTGAACGAAAGGATCTCGACTCATCAACCAGCCCCTCAGCTAGCGACGACTTTGACCAACAAGCTCGGACGATGACACATGGGCAGCGGGTTGCTCTGCGTGTGCAAGTCCGTACCGCGACCAAAGTCACGAGGCTCTTGCTTGGCGTAGAGCGGTTGGCCCAAAGTGTTGACCGTCTCATTGAAGTCCGCAGGCGCGAAGTACGTGGCAAACGTATCGAGCGTGCCTTCCGGGAACGCTTGACCTTGGCCGGGTTCAATGAAGCGGCGCAGATTGCCCGACATGTCAGTTGCTTGACCCAAGTACTCTTCAAATGTCACACCTGCAAAGGTGAAACCAGAGCGTTGGTCTGTGCGCAACATGGCGCTTTCTTGTGTCAGCTGATAAGCACGAATCACATTGGGGTGACTGGTGAGCGCATCAAAGAAGTCCGAAGACACCAGCACACGCACATTGGTCATGTACTCGCCTTTGAGGTTGAGCTCAAAGTAGCGCTTCAGGTCCAGACACTTTTTCTTGACGTCTGTGTCCTTCTTGCTGAGTTCGAAATTGAACACGGCAGGCGTGATCTGGAACTCTTCAAACAGGTCGTACAGCACAGAGCCATCCGCATCCAAGATGACACCTTTGAGAGCGCCCATGCGCAAGTGCTCCAAAGTGATCGCATGCTTGTTGCGCATGGACTGCAAGTGATCAGTCATCACATTGGCTACTGTCTCGGTGTCTGTTTCAGAACCAAAAGCGCGCAGGCCTTGAATTTCCTCGGGCAACACAACATCGTCGTGTGGGATGTGAGGAATCATGAACGAACGCAACTTGCGACGGCCACGCTGGCCCACCGTGCCAGGGGCACCCACAGGCAATGTGGGCAGGAGGTTCAACACGCCATCACGCTCTTCAATGGCAATCTGGCGAAACCGCACAGGCTTGGCAGGCATGAGGTTGATCTGTTCAATCTTGCCGAACTGATTGGGCAAGATGTTGATGGCGGCGGTCAGTGCGGTCATTGAGAACGCGGGGGACTGGAAAGGATTGTTCATTGCTTAGGCTCCTTGACGAACGAGAATGCCGACGGCTTCGAGCTGCGCAGTGGCAGTCGCTTTTTCTTCGGCGGTGATGGCTGCGGGCCACACGAGTGCGTGGTGCGCGACGATGGACTGACGGGTCACAGCGATGCCGCTGGACTTGTCGCCTGTGGTGGCATCCACGGACTGCAGCAAAACAGCCGTGGCGATTTGTGTGCCATCAGTGGCAGCGGGGTCGAGTGCTTTGACCTTGCCGTTGGCATCAACGCGTCCGAGGACCGTGCCGATGCGCAAGTTCTGGCCTGCAGCGACTGTGACTTGGTCGCGGGAATAGAGGGACTCTTCCTCATACTTGAGCAAATCGCCCAAGGTCAACTCATTGGTGAGAACCGACATTTAAAACTCCTAGTTGGATTTGTAAGAAGGACGATTGGCTGCAAGCTTTTGGGCACGCTGCTGTGCAGCGATCACCACAGGGCTTTGCTCAGGCTTGGTCGTCGTTTGGGTACCGGCTTGCGGCAAGATGCGAGAGCTGATCTCAGGGCTATCGGACGCTTTGGCGGCCAACAACTCATTGCGAACCTGCTCCACACTCAAGCCACGCTCCAGCGCAGAAAGCGTCATGTCTGACTTACCAGCCAACAAGCACATCTCGGCAACGGCCAGCACGTTGGCACTGGCTTTACGGATGTCATGACTGGCAACTGCTGCAGATGCAGCGGCAACTGCAGGCTGAACCACTTCAGCGGCTTCATCCTTTGGAGCATCAGCGCCAGCAGGTGATTCAGTTTCTTGATGAGGCTCTTGTGGATTCGCATCCTCAGGAACCACAACGGTGGAAGTGGTGGCGACAGCTTCTGCCGATTCATTGACTGCAGGCGGTCCGGATGACTGCGGTGATGCTTGAGACATCAATTTCTCCTTTGAAAGAACTGGATCGGGAAGTGAGACTTCCATCTCGCGCCCCGATCCAAACGATCGCGCGATGGCAGATTTCCGTTGTTGGACTTCAACCGCCAGCGCGCGCAAGGCGTCGTCTGCCGTGCCAATGGCATCAGCAAATCCAGCCTCAATGGCGTCACCCGCGTAGAAGAGTCCTGCTTGTGTGTCTCGCACGGCCTGCGCATCCAACCCTCGGTTGGTCGCGACCGTTGAGACAAACATCTCGTAGAGCCGATCCACTTCCGTTTGCAGCGCAGTGGACGCTTCGTTGGAGAGTGGCAAGTGCGGCGATAGATCGTTTTTGCGATCCCCTGCGTAGATGGCCGTGTATCGGTACCCATCTAGCGCATCGCGCTGCGTCTGATCCACGTGCAAGGCAATCACACCGATGGAGCCCACACCGCCTGTGCGCGTCAAATAAACGCGCTCAGCACTGCAGGCAATCGCGTACGCGGCAGAGAACGCATCGTCATTGGCCACCGCCCAAATGGGCTTGGTGCTTCGCGCACTCACGATTTCGTCAGCCAGATCGAATGCGCCGCCCGCCTCACCACCAGGCGAGTCAATATCAAGCAGCACAGCGTCCACATTGGGATCGTTGATCGCCTCATTGATTTGCGCGCTGATGGAGGCATAACTGGTCAGACCAGAAGCTGCATCCATGGCACCCGTGCGTCGCACCAGCGTCCCTAGAATGCTGATGACTGCGATGTTGGGTACTTGAAGGTCTGTGCGCATCACACGCTCAGGAGGAGAGATTTGCGCCAGCTGCGCAGAGGCTTCTGGAACGACCATGCCCATTCGTGGCCCCACCACCGAGAGGATGACCTCAAGCTTGCGGGGATGAATGAGCAAAGGCGTGCCAAAAACCCGCGAAGCCAGATACGGCATCGTCGGAAGATTTGTCAT